GCAATGGCGTCTGGATACCCAGACCTAACAACTTGCATATCCTTACATGGGTCTAATGCAATATCCAACCACTGCTTTCCCTCAGTAGAGATTCCCAATCTCCTACAAATTGCGTCAATACTCTGTTCGGCTTTTGCGGCTGTCGCTGACATTTCTTTTTCCGACCTACCTCCATAAAAGAAAACTGCAACGCCACACTCTCTACCCAGCATCCACATTATCCAATATGAACTGCCGTTCTCCGCTTTCGCAAATCCTTCCCATATTTCAGGTAAGGATGTGTCAGCCCAATTAACTTTCGAGGCTAAAAAATTCACAAAACCTCGTATTCTTTCGAATAACTCTGGGTTTGGCGCGGATAACACCATAACCGCAAGAGCCCTCGCAAACAAATCTTCAAATTTCCTTTCGTCCAAATAATATTTCAAAGTGGAACAGATCTTATCTTCATTTGTTTGTGGCACATACATATCCAAAGATTCATACAATTGAAACCCACTTCCCAAAAACCTAATGGTTGTGTCTAACCTCTCATAGTTCACTAGCCTAGCATGTTGGGAATCTTTCAATGTAAGACCAAATTCAGCATATGTCTCAATTTTAATTTTTCTATACTCATCAACTGATAATCCAAAATAGGACAAATTAATTGCCATAATGGAATCATCCGAGTATAACGCCATCCTATGATGTGTTAACATCTCTCTCAATGTGGGCCGTCGCCCTTTGGTGATCAGCCAAATTTTACATATAAGACGCGCTCCGATATTCATATGAAAAATGCAGTTATTGCTAGTGGTTAACTTCCCACCTGAAACAACACCACATTTCCTCCATCTAATTACTCCATCAGGACACCTCACTGGCGCCCAAACCGTACATGCCATGCAATAAACTAGAGTTCCTTGGTAATTCTCAATACCGGCCAAAGGTCTTATTCTCTGCGAATAAACCCTGAGCACCCAGGAAACTCTATCCCATCCACTGCAGTCATCCGTCTCGATATACTCCAAGCCCTCAAACAACTTTCCTAGTTCGTTGAAGCCTCCGTACTGTTTTACAAACCCATACTTAATCCAAAAATCAGGAGATTTTCCAAACTCCTTCAGTTTCTCATTTTGGTTTTCAAACATTATCGCTTCTTTCATTATCATATCCACAGGAGGGTTAAAAGTTCCCCGAATCTTCTGGTTAACAATTATATCCTCGAATGGTAATGATTCCCGTTTTGCGTTATAGTCTTGCAAAGGTACATGCTCGGTGCTCTTAACAAAATTTGCAAATTCTGGATGTCTAATGGCTTCTCCTTTCGTTCTACACCCCCTCTTTTTCCAAAAAGATGAAGGGCTAGTGGAGAAATTCATATGCACATTATCAGTATGTTGCAATACTCTCGTTGTCAGTGCCGGTTCCATGTACTTGTAAGCTAATTCCTCGGCATAATCCTGTAGATCGTCCTCCGGAAATTTTGCTTCCACATCGCACTTCTTTATAGACTTCTCCATATTAAACCTATTCGCAATAACTCCCCTATAAGTTGCATGCTCATCGACGAAAGTCCCAAAACTAGGATCTCGTCTCACATACTCCTCAAATTCAAGTGATACCTTATCCTTTATTGCGTTTGCCTTTTTTGATAACATTTGAACCCCAGTCGGGTCGTAAGCCACAGATTCAAAATGTTCATATCTCACATTACTCTCCTGTAATGGTTGATATTCTATTTTACACTGCTCTTTTAACAATTGAGATTTTGACCAAGCCAAAACCTCAGATGAAAACCATATAAATGCGTTTGGCCCCCCTTCTTTCCCTGCCACATGTATACCAGACACATCACGTGTGGTATCTACAGCGGTGTAAACAGGTACTCCACAATCTCCAGGCCTTGAATCACAGAAATAAAGCTGTTCTGCTAAATAATTCCCTGG